AAGTAAAGGCAGAAGCTAAAAAGAAGTTTGATGTGTGGCCCAGCGCATATGCATCAGCGTGGTTAACCAAAGAGTACAAGAAGCGTGGAGGCAAGTACAGTGGCACAACCAAGAACAAGGTCACGTAATAGCCAACACGTATTACAAAGTCAGCGTAGGAGTTTTTCTCAAGGAGGCTTAGGTAAGTGGTTTGGTGAAGAATGGACAGACGTTAAGACAGGTAAAGAATGTGGGCGTAGTTCAGCCAGTGACTCAAGTAGACCGTACCCAGCGTGTAGGCCGAAGAAAGTTGCCTCAAAAATATCCAAAAAAGAGGCACAGAAAAAGACAGGACCATCTAAAGTTAATTGGTCAACAACAGCATCAGGAAGAAAGAGAGCATAATTATGAAATTTAAACCTTGTCCAGGGTGTAAAACCCCAGCTAAGTGTGCCAAAGAAGGCTGTCAGAAAGAAAAGACAGGTATGGCTTATGGTGGTATGGCTTCTAAAAAGAAGAAAGACTATATGGCTATGGGTATGTCCAAAGGCGGTATGACTGCTAAGAAGGGCTACAATAAAGGTGGCTACTGTGGTGCATCTAATCCAGCTGAGCGCCCAATCAACACGAGTTCATAATGGCACAGAAGTATTACCATAAATATAAAGACGCACTAGAAGCTAAAGGTTATCGTGTAGACGAGCACGGCTACGTGTGGGACTCTATGGGTAATCAGTCTGCAGGTGAAGACAACTACGGTAACGTACAAAGTAAAGACCCTAATGTAAATGCTATCTGTCAAGAAGCTGAGATGAGTTTATCTACTAAAGCTAAAGCTGCAGTTAAGAAGGTAGTTAAGAAAGTAACACCTAAAGCAAAGGCAGTGAAGTCAGATGATCTTGAGATTGTACGTGCACGTGATGAGAATGGACATTTCATCGCTGATGATCCCTCTACACCTGATGTGAATGAAGCTTACGTAGTTAAAAGTAAGAAGAAGAAGTAATAATGACATTAGTTACGCAGGGTAAACCATCACGTAAACGTTCTGTGTGGGGCCACAATACTGGTACTACAACAGAAGATGTATATACTTGTCCTGCTAACTGTAGTGCAGAGGTTGTTTATATGATTGTAAATAACTCTGGTGGGTCTACTAACAGTGTTAGTGTTAAGTGGTATGACTCTTCTGATAGTTATGCATCAGGTTTTGTAGAAGGTAAAAGCTTAAACGCTGGTGACTTTATAGAGTTTCAAGGTATAGAGCTTGTTCTTGAGCCTGGTGACAAGATTCAAGTTACACCTGTTTCAGCAGGGCATATTGATAGTATTGTCACTGTAGTAGAAACGTTTATCCCAGTCGGATAGCATAAATGCATAGCGGGTATTCCAAATAAGCTATTTTAAAAGGCCCAGTATTCTAGTATAACTATATATGTTTCCGTTAACATAAGGAGTACATATAATGGAACTAGTAATTTCTGAATCATCAAAGTGGGCCACTAATTTTAAAGCTTGGCTGGTCAGAGTGTTTAACGCAATGATTGAAGCACGTCAACGTCAAGCTAATGCACGTATCGCAGAGATGCACCTATGGCGTATGTCAGACCGTGAGCTAAACGATTTAGGTATCGGACGTGGTGACATCAAGCGTATCGTAAGAGAAGGTAAAGAATGATCTATACTTGTTTGAGGAGGCAGTATGGACCCAGTTACAATCATAAGTGGGGCCACTGTCGCCTTTAACGCCCTTAAGAAAGGCTTTGCTATAGGCAAGGACTTACAAGATATGGGTAGCCAACTAAACAAGTGGGCTGGTCATATGGCTGACTTAGGGCAAGCTGAGAAGCAAGTTAAGAACCCTCCGTGGTGGAAGTCTATTGGTGGCTCTATAGAGTCTGAGGCTATGGAAGTTTTTGCAGCTAAGCGTAAAGCTGAGTCTATGCGAAAAGAGCTAAAGGATTATATAAGTTTCACGATGGGTCCATCAGCTTGGGATGAGCTTGTAGCTATTGAAGCTAAGATTAGAAAGCAAAAGAAAGAACACGAGTATCGTAAGGCTGAACTACAGGAAGCTATCATAACTTGGACTGTATCAGGTCTTCTTTTATTATTAGGGTTTGGTGTATTGGGATTCGTACTTTACCTAGTGGCATAACTAAAAGAAACAGTAAGTACTACGTCTTTGATAAGGATGGTAAGTTACTCATCATTACCACATATAAACGTATAGCTGAGAACATAGACAGGAAAGCTAATGGCAAAAAATCTAACAGAAAATCAAGTAAAGTTTCTCGAAGTACTGTTCGATGAAGCTGGCGGTGATGTAGTTAAAGCTAAGAAGCTTGCAGGTTACAGCGAGAATACACCTACACGTCTTATTGTAGATGCGTTGAAAGATGAGATATTCGATGCAACTAAAACCTATATGTCTCGTATCGGACCTAAAGCAGCTGTAGCATTTGGTCAAGCTCTTGTTGATCCTACAGAGCTAGGCGTAAAAGAAAAGATGCAAGCTGCTAAAGAAGTACTTGACCGTGCAGGTATTATTAAGACAGAGCGTATGGAAGTACAAGCATCGGGTGGTTTGTTTATTCTGCCCCCTAAAGATAGTAATGATACGGATAACTAAACAAAAAGAACGTGAGAGCTTAGGCTACTGGATGTTACCTAAGCCTGACTTCAAAGTAAAAAGATGGGAGCGAATCCCACGTCTAACACATCAGATACCTTTCGGGTACGAGATTGATCCTGAAGATGACGACTGGCTAAAACCCATCTCTAAAGAATTAGAACTATTAGAGCTTGCAAAGAAACACTTAAAGCAGTATAGTTACAGAGAAGTGGCAGCTTGGTTATCTACACAGTCAGGTCGCCGCATATCTCACTCAGGGTTAAGAAAGCGTATAGATGTCGAAAGAAAACGTAAATCACTTGCTGCAATTAAACGCAAGCTTACCCAAAGGTACGAAAAAGCGCTCAAGCAGTACGAGATACTCGAAAAAGAAAGACTCGGTTACTACACCTACGCCGACGAAGACTCAGACGCAGAGCTTGAAACCAGCTGAAGTTAAGCCTGCTGAGTTTGATCCGATAGCTGCACGTGAAGTAGTCTTTAAGCCTAACCCAGGGCCACAGACACAATATCTAGCTTCTAGTGAACGTGAAGTACTATATGGTGGAGCAGCTGGCGGTGGCAAGTCCTATGCGACTCTAGCAGACCCTCTGCGTGATATGAACAACCCAGACTTTAGTGGTCTACTTGTTCGACACACAACGGAAGAACTAAGGGAACTCATACAGAAAAGCCAAGAGTTATACCCTAAAGCGATTCCTGGGATTAAGTGGTCAGAGCGTAAGTCTCAGTGGACCACACCAAGAGGAGGACGACTCTGGATGTCCTACCTCGACAAAGACACAGACGTTATGCGCTACCAAGGACAGGCGTTTAACTATGTAGCTTTCGACGAATTGACTCAGTGGAACAGCCCCTATAGCTGGAACTATATGAGGTCACGTCTACGTACTAGCTCTAAAGAGTTAGGCTTGTATATGAGAGCTACGACAAACCCTGGTGGTCCAGGCCACTCTTGGGTTAAGAAGATGTTCATAGACCCATCGCCTCCCAATGAGCCGTTCTGGGCTACGAATATAGAGACAGGTGAAACACTAGCCTTTCCCCCTGGGCATACCAGAGCAGGAGAGCCACTATTTAAACGCAGATTTATCCCAGCTAGCTTGTTTGATAATCCTTACCTAGCTGAAGGCGGTGACTACGAAGCAATGCTTCTCTCACTACCTGAACACCAAAGGAAGCAACTTCTTGAAGGTAACTGGGATATTAACGAGGGTGCAGCGTTCCCTGAGTTTAACAGGGCTATACACGTTGTAGAACCTTACGACATACCACATTCGTGGACTAAGTTTAGAGCGTGTGACTACGGTTATGGTTCTTTTACTGGTGTCGTATGGTTAGCGGTAACCCCTAGTGAACAACTGGTTGTATATAGAGAGCTATACTGTTCCAAAGTCACGGCATCAGACCTAGCTGATATGATATTAGAAGCAGAAGCTAATGACGGTACAATCAGATACGGCGTGTTGGACTCTTCTTTGTGGCACAACCGAGGTGATACTGGCCCATCCTTGGCAGAGCAGATGAATATGAAAGGTTGCCGATGGAGACCTTCTGATCGCTCAAAAGGCTCTCGTGTTTCAGGCAAGAACGAGATACACCGCCGATTACAGGTAGATGAGTTTACTGAGAAGCCAAGGCTCGTATTCTTTTCTTCCTGTACCAATACTATATCGCAACTACCGTCTATACCTTTGGACAAAAGAAATCCAGAAGATGTAGATACAAATGCAGAAGACCACTTGTATGACGCATTAAGGTATGGTATAATGACAAGACCACGTAGTTCTATATGGGATTACGATCCAGCTAAGAACCAACGTACAGGCTTTCAAGCTTCAGACTCAACATTCGGGTACTAAAATATGGCAGACATTGATGATCTAAACTTTGACACAGACGAAGTAGTTGCTGCAGAAGACGGCAGTGATAAGCTCTTCGAGTCTGTCAGTAGCGTAGTAACGTATGTTAACGAGCGTTATAAACGTGCAGAGGATGCACGACAAGTAGACGAAGAGCGTTGGCTACGAGCGTATCGTAACTATCGTGGCTTGTATGGTCCTGACGTACAGTTCACTGACACAGAAAAGTCTCGTGTGTTTGTTAAGGTCACCAAAACAAAGACTCTCGCTGCGTATGGGCAGATTGTAGACGTGTTGTTTGGTAATAACAAGTTCCCCCTCTCGGTAGACCCTACCGTGCTTCCTGATGGCGTTGCAGAGGCTGTACACATCAATGTCGATCCTAATGCGGAGCAAGCAGGAGAAGAAGGTAAAGCTGTCACTGAGCAACCCGCAGCAGTTACACCTCTCCTAGGTGATGACGGCAAGCTACGCCCAGGTGAGACTATCATTGATTTGCAGGAACGTCTAGCTGGAATGCGTAACAAGCTAGCTCCAGTAGCTGATAAAGTCATTGAAGGTGACGGTACTACTCCTACTACAGTGTCTTTCCACCCAGCGCTTGTTGCAGCTAAGAAGATGGAAAAGAAGATTCACGATCAGCTACAAGAGAGTGGTGCATCTAAGCATCTACGCTCTATGGCTTTCGAGATGGCACTACTTGGTACGGGCGTAATGAAAGGCCCATTCGCTGTAGACAAAGAGTACCCTAACTGGAATGAGAACGGTGAGTATGACCCACTGATCAAGACTGTACCTGAGTGTAACAATGTCTCAGTTTGGAACTTCTACCCTGACCCAGAAGCTACATCTATGGACGATGCAGAGTATGTAGTTGAACGTCACAAGATGTCACGTAACCAACTACGTAGCTTAAAAGGTCGTCCTTACTTCCGTGACGAAGCTATCGAAACAGCTATTGCTCAAAGCCCAGACTATGTACGTAAACACTGGGAAATGAAGATGGAAGACGACGACACCCTGTCTGAGTCAGAGCGCTGGGAAGTGTTAGAGTTCTGGGGTTTCGTAGATACAGACATCCTAGAAGAGAATGGCGTAAAGATTCCACGTGAGTTTAAAGACTTAGTTGAGATCAGCTGCAACATCTGGATTTGTAACGGTGAAGTACTACGTATGGTACTAAACCCATTCAAACCAGCACGTATCCCTTACTACGCAACACCTTACGAACATAACCCCTACTCATTCTTTGGTGTAGGTATCGCTGAGAATATGGACGATACACAGACTCTAATGAATGGCTTTATGAGGATGGCAATCGACAATGCTGCTTTATCTGGAAACCTCATTATTGAGCTTGACGAAACCAACCTGGTGCCAGGACAAGATATGTCAGTGTACCCAGGGAAGGTGTTTAGGCGACAAGGTGGTGCACCTGGACAGGCCATCTTCGGCACCAAGTTCCCCAACGTTGCTCAAGAGAATATGCAACTCTTTGACAAAGCTAGGGTCTTAGCTGATGAAAGTACTGGCTTTCCTTCGTTCGCTCACGGACAAACTGGAGTCAGCGGCGTTGGTCGGACTGCCTCTGGTATTTCTATGCTTATGTCTGCTGCCAACGGCTCTATCCGTTCAGTAGTTAAGAACGTAGACGACTACTTGCTTGGTCCTCTAGGTAAAGCATTCTTTAGCTTCAATATGCAGTTTGACTTTGATGAGTCAATCAAGGGTGACTTAGAAGTTAAAGCATCAGGTACAGAGAGCTTGATGTCTAACGAAGTACGCTCCCAGCGCCTAATGCAGTTCCTACAGGTAGCGTCTAACCCAATGCTTGCGCCTTTCGCTAAGATGGATTACATCATTCGTGAGATCGCTAAGAGTATGGACTTAGACCCAGACAAGGTTACTAACTCTATGCAAGACGCAGCTATCCAAGCTGAACTGTTTAAGAAGTTCGCACCACAGCAACCCCCAGCGCAGCCAGGACCAGCCCCAGGCCCAGAAGGTCAAACTCCAGCAGGTGCTAACGTACAAGACACAACTGGCTCAGGTGGAGCACAGATGGGTACAGGTACAGCACCACAACCAGGCGAACAAGGATTTAGTGGGAACGTAGGCTAATGTCAGGTATCTCTCGTATGATAGCTAAGCAGCTAAGCGCATCGCTTGGCATCACTGACAACCCCAAGTACAACCCTATGTTTAAACAAACAGAAGAGGTACTGACGGATGTGGCTGACCCTAGTGACCCTACCGTTGCACGATTCTATAGCCCACTAGAGAGTGCTATTGACGAAGCGCCTATCGGTAAAGAGGGTACACGTGGTGAGAACATCGAAGCGTTTGTACGTAAACGTGCGCCTAAAGTCACACAAGCTGAGATGGAGTATCGTGGGTTAGGACTAGAGCCTGGTGAGTTATACACAGCTGAGACAGCTAAAGAAGGACTTAAGGGATTAGATGTTAAGGCTGTTAAAAAGGGTTTTCGTTATCGTAATATGCAACGTCAAAGCTCTTTACAGGATAAAGAGTTGGACTACACTGAGTTGGGCTTAGATGCATCTGATGATCTTGAGTATTTTACTCACTACGGCCCTTCTAACCTAGCTCATACACGTTATAGCTTGCGTGGTGGCGATGAAGGTAATTACATACTTATTGAAGAGCTACAGTCTGACGCCTTACAGAATGTAGTAGATGATGTAGCTGCATATACAAAGAAAACTACTGAAGAGATGGATGAAGAAGTATCTGAAATCTTAGAGCAGCTTGAATTTATGATAGAGTCTGAAGGTAGTGGATATCCTGATAAGGCTATAAAAGACTTAAAGTCATACATCTATGACACGGTAATACCTACACGTAAAAATAAGACGCTTTCTGATAAGCAGAAAAAGGACATATTTAAAGAAGCTTTAGATGATATTGGAGTAAAACCTAATATCCTTACACCTCAAGGTAGCTTATCTCACGTAGCAAGTGAAATTGTAGGACGCGAGTTTGAATTTGAAGGACATATGTACTTACCTGATCTGTCAGATATGTTATTTGAGGCGGTAGAAACTGGACTAGGTAAAATGGAAACAGTTACTACTAAAAAAGACTTACCTGTTCAGCGTATCACTGACTCAATTCGTATGTCCCTACAGGCTATTATAGCAGACGCTAAAGGAAAAGGTGTAGATGAGATTGTCTTACCTCCTGTAGAAAAACTAGCAGAGCAGCGTTTTGACAAAGATGAGCTAGCTTCCAAGATTGCCAAGGGTTCTGCTTTCTATAACACCTATGTAGCAGCATATCAAAAGGTTCTCAAGCAGCTAAAGAACGAATTAGGTAATCAGGTTAAGGTAGGTAAGAAACCGCTTAACTATTATGTATATGACGATAAGAGTTATAAACAGTCTGTCGAAACAGTACAAGGTACACTTCTAGACATTTCTAACTTGACTATTGATCCAACAAATATTAAACTACGCTTCAACAAAGGTGGATTAGTAGAGAGACCAACTAAATGAATTTAGGCGCACTAAAGAAGATCACAAATGACAAGCCTCTATGGGATGCTTACGTAGAATACCTAGATAGTAAGATCAGCGCAGCGCACGTCCGTATAGAGCAAAGCAATGACGCAGAGGCAAT